CTGTTTAAGATCAGGCTGGGCAAGGACAACAAGCCAAGGCTGTTTGACATCAGCCGATACCAATGCAGATGGGTGGTGAATCGCGAGATCAACCCCGTTGTCTGCGGAGAACCTACGCATAACTGCACCAGCTGGTGCGCCACACATTACGATAGAGTTTTTACTCGCAAACTGGAGAAAGAAGATGGTTAATTTTTTAGATGACTCCGACGCAGACAAACGGGCTACGGACCTTGGTAATATGGTTCCAGACGAAGCAACATGGCGAGCCGCGGCTACTTTCATTTACGGATCAACCACCCATGCCTTCTATGATGTAGCGCGGGTAAGAGATTACGATGCCAACGAATCTCGGGAGTTTCTTGCCCTTAACATGCTGTATCACGTCTGCAATCTTGCTTTGGAAAGCGGTATTTCACGAGAAGATTTTATTGTCATCTGTGGAAGTGCGTACGATGCCGCAGTAGAACTTGCAGATAACCGCTTTGAAACCGTTGGTAATGCATAAGTAATGCACTGGAGAACAAGCTATGAAGTACCAAGAAATTCTTAACAAGGCACTCTCGATCACGGAAGAACGCGGCAAACAGTACGGCCCCATGTATCCCATGGCGGCACGAGCCGCGGCACTGGCGGCTATCCGCCTGAACAAAACCATCACGGCTTATGACATCGTAGTCATGCTGTCGTGCGTCAAGCAGAGCCGCCTGTCTTTTGATCCGACCAACACCGATTCGTGGATCGACTCGATTGCTTACGACTCTTTCGCTGCCCAGTTGGCAGTGTCAAAGGACGGAGGAGCACTGAGCTCGGACATGCGCGACGTGGTGCTGGCCCAAGTAGAACACGATCTGAGGGAGACGCTTTATGGTTCACCTGTACAAGATGTACCTACAGTTGAAGAGAAGGCGAAGAAGTAGGATGCCCCGCGTGTTGAACCATGTCTATTCCAGAGATGGCTTTGCATTAGCCAATGGAAATGTGATATATTTTTACACTGCTGTGACAATTAAAAATGGGTGTCAAGAGTAACTGCTTTACACGCATAACAATAAAAGGACCTATGACATGAACGCATTACTGAAGGAGATTAAAACTGGATTGAACCTTTCAGCACAGCTGTCGATGCTCCTCGAACTGCTCTTGCTCAAGCAGGAGGTGACCAAGGACGAACTCTATCAGGCTATTGTGGATTACAACCCACGCATCCAGCACTCGAAGTCAACTGTTCGCATGGCGATTTACCGTCTGCGCCACGTGCTGGCAACCAAGGGTTTTCATATTTACAGCCGCTATGGAGAGGGATATTACATGCCCCCCTCCGACAAGGCCTTGCTGAAGGCAATGATTCGAAGAGACTCTGAAGAAGAGGCTATTTCTTAATCCCCCAAAAGAGGCCATCCTCTCCAAGCGAGTGGGTGGCCTCACCCCATGAAGGCCCCACCTCTGCATCGACAACCGACGGGACTGCCAACTGAACGCAGTTCTCCATGATGGCGATTACCTTCTGGGCCATCTCCACACTGTCCACCGACACAGCCAATTCATCGTGGATCTGAACCATCGGCAGGATGCCGTTGTCGTACAGATCAACCATCGCCTTCTTTGTCTGGTCTGCCGCCGACCCTTGGATCAGTTTGTTCAGGGTCTTGTACGTGAACGCCCGCTTGATATTGCGAGGGCCACCGTATTCTTTCACGGCTTCGTCAAAGGGCAGAGGTTTGTTGGAACCAAACGCCGTCGGCTCCCACTTATCGAACCGACCGACGCGACCAAGCAAAGTACGGATACGACCACGCTCCTCTGCCGCACTAGCCGCATAGGTAGACAGCTGCTTCACGAACGGCACTTCTTTGTGGTAGACGGCGAACAGATCCTTCGCACTCTCAAGGTCCAGACCCAGCTGCTCTGCCAGCTTGTTTACACCCATCCCATAAAACAGTCCGAGGTTGATGGTCTTTGCTTGCTTACGAGGAACACCCACGATGTCGGCAGCAATCTGGTGGAAGTCAGACCGACGGTCCCTGTGGTATTCGTCAACAAAGTCTTGAGCCTTGGGGAAGTTCTTTGCCGCCGCATAGTGCACGACGATGCGTGGTTCCTGTGAGGAATAGTCGAATGACCCCCAGAGGTTGCCTTCTTCCGGAAGAAACAGGCCGCGAATCAGTGGGCCGATATATTCATCCCGAGCTGGCAGCTGCTGAAGGTTGGGGTTCGAATAGCTGAACCGACCCGTGATTGTACCGCCGTCGTCGCTCCGCAGCTGGTGGATGTCCGCATAGATCCGACCCTTGCTCTCATGCTTGGTGATCGAATCAATGAAGGTGGTGCGGGCCTTGTTCAGCTCACGCGCCTTCACAATCATCTTGGGCAGATCGGCCTTGTGGTTTGACAGGAAATTCTTTGTGAAGCTCGGGGCTCCTGTTGCCGCAGTGCGTGGATACTCAAGGCCAGCCGCATCAAAAGCTTTCGCCACACTGGCTGCTGCCCAGACAGAGACCTCAACACCAGAAGTCTTCTTGATCTTGGACAGCAGGGCGTTCTCCTCGGCAAGAAGCTTCTGCTTCACACCGTCAGCCTTCTCCAGATCGACGCGCACCCCACGGCTCCGCATCTCGAAGATCACGCGGAACACGCGCATCTCCAGATCGAAGATTGACAGGAGGTCATCCTTCACGAGCAGACCGTAGAGGTGATGCCACAAACGCAAGGTCAATGCCGCATCCTGCTCGGCATACCGACCGACGAAGTGCGCTGGCAACTTGTACATCTCTGCCTTGGGGTCGATCCCCATGGACAGTGCCGCCTCACGCAGATCCCGTTCGTCCTTGGTCTCATTGAGATAGTCCCGACCAAGCGAGTTCAGCGCATAGCTGAAACGGTTCTCGTCCAGAAGCGGAGCAGCAACCATCGTATCGACGATGCGGCCCGCTACCTCGACGCCCTCAGCCCGCAACCAACCCACGTCGTACATTGCATTATGAAATATGTATGTACAATCTGCTAGGCTACAGATGGTTTTGACCCAGCGAAGGGTAGCCTTCACATCAAGGTTGGGTCCGTTCTCATGGCGGATGGGGAAGTACCACTCAGCCCCGCGCACCGCTACGGCAATGCCGATAACGTGCCCGTTCTTGATAGGCCAACCGCTGCCCTTGCTTTTCAGGTCAGGATCGTAGGTTTCAAGGTCAATCGCTATCTCGTGAGCGTCGGATAAATTCGGGTAGCTGTCCGGCATCACCCACTCGGTCTTGTGTTCGTACTGATACGGGGTCGACATTCTTGATCCTCATTGCTAAACGGCATGCACAAATGGGCCAGTAGCTTTTGACTTTTCTTAGTGTCAAAATTTTTTCCTCCCCGCCGCACTCGCACACAGCAAGAATCTCTCGGTCCATGTTCATATGATACGCTTCCCATTCTTCTGCGGGTGGATCAAGTGCAGCTCTTTCTTGGCCCGCGTTAGACCGACGTAGAAAACACGGAGCTCGTCATCGTCCGTATGCAAACTGTTTGCCATTGTATTATTAGACTTTTTTGGAACGTCTGTCATCAGGATAACGTTGGTTGCCTCGGCCCCCTTCGCAGTATGTATGGTTGAGATGCGGATGCGCGGAGGCTTGGTGAAGTCTTCGCCCCGCCGGATGCAAGCCTTGTAATACCGAGCTTCCTCGTCCGGAATCACCGAGAGCGCATCTTCCCACGGCTCGTCCGTCATCAGGCCGTGATGCTCTCTCAACTCTTGCAGGGTCAGGAGTTTCTCCTCGTCCACGGAGGGTAATGTTTTATGCCCCCGCATTACCTGTTCATTCAGCATCATGAAACGGTAAACCATGCGGACATCTTTTGCAGTGAAGGCTTTGCCACTACGCAGATCTTCCCACACACGGATCGCATCCAGTGCGGAGTGGTTCACATCACGGCTGTTGTTGTATGAGTAGAACAGACCCCGCTGTCGGACGCTTTGCTCCAGCTGACGTGCCCCTTTCTTGGTGCGGGACAGCAGCAACCAATCGTCCTTGTCTAGATTGACTTCTTCCTCTGACCAGTGCCACGCAACCAAGCCCTCTTCATCACGGGGCTTGAACTCCTTAATGCGTCGGTGATGCACACCTTGGATCACCTTCTGGCTCATCGCATGATGAGTGCGGGGGATGCGGTAACTTTGACCGAGGACCTCGACGGAACCGCCAAGCCGAATGAACTGATCGACATCAGCTCCGGCCCACCGATAGATCGCCTGATCGTCATCGCCAGCCACGTAGACCTGACCGCTCTTGCGGGCTATCTGGTGCACCATCTCCCACTGGATTGGCGACAGGTCCTGCGCCTCATCGACGAACACAACATCGAACTCAGGGGAAAGGTCATAGGTAATGAACTCTTCGAGCAGATCCGTGAAGTCGTATAGACCGTGTGACTTCTTGTACTGTGTCAATCCTCGGTTGACATAATCCACCTTGCTCCAGTCCGTGGTATTGGGCACGGAGGAGTACTTGTAGATGTCGTACAGGGGTGTGCGGGTAATCCGCGCCATGTTGATGATACCGAGGAACTTGTCGCGGAAACCAAAATCTTGATACGGCCCCTCCTCCAGCATGGTAAGCTCCGAGAACGGGTCGATGCTCAACCACTTGGCGCAGTCCATGTAGTGATCGTAGCTCATGATCTTCTGCTTCTTGATCCCCGTGCGGAGCAGGGCAAGACTATGCAAAGTACGGAAGTACAAGAGGTCTTGGTACGACTTGCGGAACTTAACCGTTGCACGAAGGACTGCTTCCTGTGCAGCCCGCCGTGTGAAAGAGAAGTACCCAATCTTGTCCGGAGCAACGCCTTTAGCCAAGCTCTCTTCAACAAGGGTCAGCAGTCGTGTTGTTTTTCCCGTTCCGGGAGGGCCCAAAATAATATGCATCACATGATATCTTTCTCGACATGGATTGGGGGAAGGTCTAAGGACACCGGAGCGAAGTGGGAGAAGAAGTCTTGTCTGATACCCCACACATGAACGCCCTTTCCTTTGACGTTCCAAAACATTTTGTCCGCTCCGAACTCACGTAACCGTAGACCAATGTGCACTGCGCTATAGTGGTTGAACTGGTTGTTTGTCAGGTATCGCTTCAGGTCTTTCACTTGGAAGAACACCCTGCCCTCGGACCAAACAGAGATGCCTTGCAGCACGTCTTCTCTATCTGTCCCACGGGCACGGTCGCAACAGAAGCTGGTCAGGTGGTCTTCGAACTCGCCCTTGCGGGTAGCTTCCGGTGGAACCTCGACGATGGTCAGCTGTGAAAGGAGGACTTGCATCCGGCTTTGCCACGCCTTTGTGCTCATCGTCTTGGGAAACAGATTGATCTGTGACAGGCAGTCCTTTTGGAACTGCATCTGCGACACGAGCGAATCGGTGCTTAACTCCACCCGCTGCCCATCGACATCAAGGATCCAGATGGGCGGGTCGCCGTTGATCTTGGTCAAAGACCCGAGGTCATTTGATTTCTGTCCCGGACCAATACCAAACTTGCGGGTGATGCACAGCTCCTTGTTACAGAAGCTGGCGATTGGCTGGTCATCGCACTTGTAGAAATATTCTTTGCGCTCTAGCTGTTGGGTAATTGTTTCCACCTCTTTATTACCCAAGGGTGGCTTCATAAACTTTTGGTTGTACTCCTCAATTACCTTCTGCCAATTGTCTGGGTTGGACATCCTCGCATAGACCCCAAGGTTGAAGAGGGCGTTATTGCGGCCCCCTTCGCCAAAGCCTTGTGCCGCCAAGTGCTGGAGGCAGGGCGGTCCTTTCGGGAGGATTTCTTCAGCTTTTTTATGGCTAGTTTCGATTCCAAGGAAGGCATCTGGGGTTACCTTCCTACCTTCGGCAAAGTCGAGGAACTCTTCTGGACCAAGCGTCTCTCCATCATTGTTGTAACCATACCGTGTGGTCAGGCTACCGGAGAAGTATGGCATGTTCAAGAAGTTGCCCGTGTCCCCACGGTCAGCAAGGATTTGTTGCTGCTTTGGAAACACCTCGGACCCAGCGAACCCCAAGAGGGCGGCTAGGCTAACTAGCTTGGGCTGTAGCTCTGAGGCCGGAACCTCTTCCGTTAGGAAGAAGAACAAGTGTGCGCCGCCGGACTTGCTACGGCAGACAACCCCCGGAAGCTTATGCTTCAGGACCTGTTTGATCAGGGCCGAGTGATCAAGATTGTAGGTATCAATATCGATTGCGCCCCAGTGACACGTGTTGGTGTCCTTGATGGGGATGATACCCAATCCGCTCGCGCCATCTAAATGCTTTTGCCAAAGGTCAACGGACGGAGGTTCGCGTAACACTCGCGCCTGTCCCGTCTTCTTACCGTCAGTGGCTCTGTTGTTCTGTACATTGAACGTGCCGTGGGCTCTATCGTTCCCAGCAAACAGTTCAAAAAATCTTTCTGCAACGCCCATACTTTCTACTCCGACAAATGGGGAGCTGAAATTGCGACTTCAGCCCCCCGTAGTTCAGATCAATGGACGATTACATAATGTCATCGGACGCATCGACAGCGCGAGAAGAGCTGTCCTCGCGCTCATCCTTAACCTTCACGTCACCCGCACGGACGGACATCGCAAACTCCCGACCCATTGCAAACAAATGAGCATCTTGGCCTTTGTAGTCGACGAAACGCTCATGCGAGATGGACCAACCAAACCACGACCCCTTATCGTTGCGCTCTTCGACGGAGCGAAGACGGAAGATGCTGGCGAAGGATGGAAGGACGTACATGCCCTTCTCCCCCATAGCCTTCATGTTCTGAAGGGTGGTGTTCCAAGTCTTTGCTTTCTTCAGCTGTGTGCTGGTCATGGTGATCAGGCAACGCTGAGGACCCTGCGTCGGATGAACCAGCAGGACAAAGAACTGGGCAGTGTCGCTCAGGATGTTACCGTTCGGAAGCACGTCCTCGTAGCGGTCGTTCTTCTGCGTGGTGTCCTTGATGTAGTGGTTGCCGTCATAGCTGGCGACCAACCCACCACCGGAAGCACGGGGCTTCCACTCAACCAGACGGCGGTTGTAGTAGCACGGAACAACAAGGATGCCCTGCTCACCGTCGTAGACTTCGTTGGACACAGTGTTGAAGATCATGCCCGCTTCAGCACCCTGCACATATGCACCATCGCGCTTGTTCACCTGTGGTGACAACTGTGCAAGGATGCGGAGGTACGGAACGGAAAGATCGTCTGCTGTCATTTCCTCCATGCCCATGTTGGCAAAGGACTCAAGGTCCATGTCTGCCAGTGTGAGTGCGACAGAGGTGGGGGCCTTAGTGGCAACTGCGGTTGACTTGCTCATCTTACTTACCTTTCTTGATGACGGTCTTTTGACCAATGAAAATTCCAAACGTCTCGGAAGGAATTTCGCTTCCCTTCTCGATTTGCTCCTTCACGAAAGCCTTGAGTGTGCTTGGGTGAACAGCTTCTTTCTGCTCAGGATCAAGACCGTTTGACTGAAGCACACGGACAACATCCTTAGCAGCATCATCCTGCCCGCGACCAAAGGTAACGGACACGGTGTTCTTAATCAGGTCGCCATGACCATGGTCACGCAACCAGTCGTGGGCATCCGGCTGACGCTCCTTGCTAATCGATGCCGAGATGACGGTCTGCACCGAGATCTTGGAACCATCAGCCATGGTCAGTTCGGACAGGCCGTACTCTTGCAGTGCTTCCGGAAGGTGTTGTCCGGAGACTTCGTCAAGCTCGCGCTTGGTGCGCTTCAGCTGTTCTTCCAGCTGGGCCACTTGCAGTTCGAGACTGAGCTGGTGACGGACAAGATTGGCAACCTTGCCAAGATCGTCATCCTTCACAGTGCTCAACTCATTCGCAATGTCTTCGAGGTTCATCTTTCTTTCCTCTGGTTGTGGTAAACGTCTACGTCTAAAGGATAGTACCGCTCATCAAGCCTGTCCCACTTCAAGACTTTGTATCGTCCGTTGTTGTTCAAGGCTGCGACAGCGCAAGCAATACCTATGCAGACAGGGTCACCCGCCAGCACCAAATAATCTTCGTCGGTAAACTTGCTGAGTTTGCGTTCCATCCTGCGGACGGTCGGCATTGACGAGAGTGAGACCTGTTCCTTAGCGGGAACCAGAATCTCAAGCTCACCAAATTCCAGAGCGTCTGATAAGTCACGCCCACGGATCTCTTGCGTTATGTAGACTGTCACGGCTTTCTCCCGTTGTGCCTTCCTAAAATGGGTCAGCGAAAAAAGATTGTCAAGGAGGGGTTGAAATATTTTTTACATTGTTTATTTCTAGCAGTGCCAACCAGAAAGGGCAATACCATGGACATTCAACGTTACAAGTTTAAGCTCCCCCCGTACAAGCATCAACAGGATGCTTTGAATAAATCGTGGAACCAACCAGAGTTTGCGCTGTTCGCCGAGATGGGAACAGGCAAGTCAAAAATCCTGATCGACAACGCCGCTATTCTCTATGACAAAGGCAGCATAACAGGCCTCCTCATTATCGCACCCAAGGGTGTGTACAAGAACTGGGAGAGGATCGAAATCCCCAAACACCTTCCAGACCATATCTTGCACGACATAATCGTATGGTCACCCTCTCAAACCAAGAAACAAGAGGAGCGTCTCAAGCTGGCTCTTGTTGAGGATGACAACTTTAAAATCGTCGTGATGAATATCGAAGCGTTTTCCTCATCACGAGGGACCCAATTTGCGATTGATTTCCTGAAGAAGCGTCCAGTTTTAATGGCAGTGGACGAAAGCACGACGATCAAGAACGGCAAGGCCAAGCGCACAAAGAACTGCATTAGGGCTGGAATGCTCGCAGCCTATAAGAGAATCATGACGGGGTCACCGATTACCAAAAGCCCCATGGACTTGTACACACAGTGCGAGTTTCTTGATCCTTGGCTGTTAGGGCATTCCTCTTTCTATACATTCCAGTCTCGCTATGCCCGCATGGTCCGCCGCAACGTCGGATCGCACTCCTTCAATCAGGTGGTGGGCTATCAGAACCTATCCGAACTGTCTGAAAAGTTAGACAATTTCTCTTTCAGGATCTTAAAGTCTGAATGCCTAGACCTTCCTGAAAAAGTGTACACACGTCGTAACGTAGAGCTGACTGACGAACAGGCCGTGCTGTACTACCGCATGAAGAAGATGGCGGTGGCAGAGTTAAATGACAAGCAAGCCACGGCTCAGAACGTTTTAACTCAGATCATCCGCTTGCAACAGATCTGTTCCGGCTACTTCAAGGCAGACGATGGGACAGTCACCGAGATGCACTCCAACAAGTTTGATGAATTGGAAGCTGCACTGGAGGAGGTCGACGGCAAGGTCATCATCTGGGCCAACTACGTCTACGACCTGAAGCTAATCGAGAAGAAGCTTTCTGAAATCTACGGACCGAATAGCTGCGGTATCTACTTTGGTGAGACAAAGACAGAGGACCGCCAACAGATGGTGATGGACTTCCAAGATCCGAATCACCCCCTGCGGTTCTTTATCGGTCAACCAAGGACAGGTGGCTACGGACTTACGCTCACGGAAGCCTCGACCGTGATCTACTTTTCAAACAACTATGACTTGGAAGTGCGGCTTCAGTCCGAGGACCGCGCTCACCGCATAGGTCAGAAGAACAATGTGACCTACATCGACATCGTCACCGAGGGGACGGTCGACGAGAAGATCCTTCTAGCCCTCCGTAACAAGATCAACATTGCTACGGAGGTACTGAACGAAGGATACAAGGACTGGCTGATTTAGGCGAAAGTTTCGTAAGCTGCTGCCAGCTTTTCGTCGTACTTGTTTACTGCATATTGAGGGCCGTTGTACCCACGGGCAACAGCGGCCCAATTCAATTCTGCCAAATCGTCGGCAAGGCCAGCGGACTTCAGGAAGTTCGCCATCTGCCGCAGCTGATTTGCCTCGGACTCCATTGACTGCTCGACCAGCTCACGGACAGAAGAGCAGCCCGCCATTTTGTAGTTGGAACCCATGATTTGCGGAAGGCCCCACGACGTAGACAGCAAGGCGGCTTCCTCCTCGATATCACAGGCCCGACGGATTTCCTCATAGACAGCGTCGCTGCCTTTTGGATATGGGGTTGTACCCCACTTGGGATACGCCAGCCCCTCGCTTACGGCGACCTCAAGTTTCTCCGGCGTGTCCTTCAGGTGCTTGTAGAAGTGGTGACGCTCGAACAAAGCCTTGGGGCGGTTCGACTTATCATACCCCTTGCCTCCTGCTTCCACCTGAATCACCGCACGGAATGCGGCGGTGGGAACGCCAATCTCCGCAGCGATAGCTTCGATATCAGCGAGGGATGAGGGTGTTGCAGATCCAATAAAGTTCATCTTACTTTCCTGTTTGTTTGATAAGTTCAGGCATGATCGTAGTGATCTGACGGCGGGCTTCCCGCAGACTATCGACTCCTTGCGTACGGGCCTCTTGGGAAATCCCCTCGCTGTTCATCAGCATGCGCTCTTGTTTGCTGATGTTGTTTAGCTGATTACGCAGACTGTTGATGCTTTGCTTTATGGCAAACAAACCTTGGTTCTCTGCCATCAGCTCCTGCGCTTCCTTCACCATACCGTAGCTGATGTAGTTCTGGAACCCGGTGGTCAGACCCTGAATTTCAGCGGATAGCCGATAGATGTCGGCGACACCCTGCGGGTTGGTGTTTTTGTCGTTCTTGATGAACGTGGACACAGGCTGGTACTGAGTAAAATCCTTTTCCACACCCTTTCCAGAAGCTGTGCGATACATACCGTCGACCACACCCAACAGAGTGGTGATCACCTGACCGCCGTACCCTTTAACGATGGTCTCCAACTTTGCGGGGGAGATACCCGTCACCTGTCCGAGGCTCTTGATCGTGTCGGAGGTTGCCGCAGTGTACTGCAACTCCGGAGGAAGATGCTCCATCGACTGCGTGATGATGGGTAAGCCCGTCATGCTGGAGCGGTTGAAGTACACCTCAGCGAAGGGTGCAATGATAGAGGGAAAAGGACTGAAACCGAAGGTCTGTGCCATGTAGTTGAAAAGAACCGTGCGAACAGCGCGGTCTTCCTTAGTGTCAAGACCATACGCTTGGATCAACATCTCCGGGATCGTTTGAAAGATGAAGCCCATTTCGAACGGCTTTGGTATGGCAAGGAACCCTTTGTCGGCAAGTCCAAGGGTCTTCAAAGGAAGGACCAAGGACCCCTGACGAACGTAGTCCGGCAGCTGCTGGTAATCCTTGTCGTCTGCGGTTAGGGCTTGCAAGGCCATTGCAGCACCGAACAACATTCCACCGCGGATCATGGTGTATGGAAGGTTTTCTTTTTTGAACGCACTCGCTGCGACACTGATACCTTGGATGCGACCGTTGACGAAGGGGACCATCATGCTCAGGATACGGATACCTTGGCTTGTGCCATGCTTGCGGAAGTTCATTACCTCCTGTGCACGGAACGCAGCCTCGGCTTCGCTCCCCGTTTTCTTCAGGACTTCTTCGTAAATAGCGGTACGGGTCGCCGCATCGGAAGCCTCGGACATACGACCGAGGGCATTCCACGATTTGGAGATTATACCAGTTAAGGTATTAGCGTTCGGCACAACGAAGACGCTGCCTTGTTGGATAGACTTGGGATCAAAGCCTTTTCCAAGAAGTTTTGTTGCGTCCTCCATACCCGGAAGCGACTTAAAGCCACCCATGATCCCGAAGTTCTGCAAGGCAAGCAAAGACTCCATGGAGTCGGGGTTTTTCAGAGCCCGTGCGAAGTTCCCGATAGCTTTGAACGGGTTGAAGTTCACACCACTTGTAACCATTGCGGAGAACGGATCACGCATAAGGTTCTTGAGGATATAGGTTGGATCGCGGGTCACGAGTTCGCGATATAAACTCGTGAATGCTCCGGGGACCTTGGTCCAGTTTGGCATCGGGCTTGCTCCCATTGATTCGAGAGCCGTAGCAAGACCCGGATCTTTGATGATGAACCGACGCTCCTTACCGTCAATGCGGGTTGTACCCTCCAGCTCACCGGGCTTAACCACTCCGCCCTTTGCAGGAAGATCAGTTGCTTCCTTCAAAGTCTTCATCATTGTGTACATCTTGTTGGAGGCAACGTTTTTCGCGGCAGCGTTTGCCCAGAAGTGCGTGTTCTTTAGGATCACTTCCACAGGATCGTTCTTCAGGTGCTCTGTACCACCCATTGCCTGAGCAATCTTGGTGGGGGAAACGATACCAGCCGTGAAAATGGGTCCCGAGAAACCTTTGCCCTCTTCCATCTCACGGTAGAATGGGTAGTAGTCGTTGTTCTTTACGAACATCGCACCAGCTTCTTTGGTGATCACTCCGGTGTCCACTGCCAGCTTAATCATGCCGTTGTTGTGCTCTTGAAAACTTTTGTAAGCGTTGACGATGTCGGTATCCTGACCGTACTCACGGAGGATTACGTTCGCCTCAGCAACAGTGATGGGAGTTTTCAGACCGCGCTCTGTCAGACCCGCGATGCGCTTTGCCATGGCGTAGTCGCGCCACCGCTCCAGTTTTCCAGTACGAACCAAGTCACCGAGGAAGGTGAGGCCCTTGTTACCGGTGCGGTTTACACGGATGTACCCATCGGTAACCTCATTGCCTGACTTGACGTACTCAATGCTACCGCCATGGTGAAGGATTGTTTCAACCATAGCAAGGGAGTTGTCGCGAGCAAGGGCTGCCGCATATGCCGAAAGGCGAGCAGTCATGGGATAGCGTTGATCGTACCCCGCTTCGATGGTGCGACCCTGCTTCTTCAGTTCCTCGGCATAACGCTCATCAAGACGAAGCACCTTGATCATGTTATCCGCCACCTTTTCGGTGATATCGTCTGCAAGGTCTCGCCAGCTATTGTTTTTGTAAGCGTCGCGTATGGATCTAAAGAATGCTTTTATTCCCGTCTCCGGCTTCTTGGTTTCCTTGCGGAGCTTATCAAGGATTGGGTCAAGACCACCAGCTGGGGGCAACTGATTGAGACTTGCAGCGGAAGTTATGCGACGAACCACCTGAACCTCGGGGAGACCCACATACCCTTCGGAGGCAGGGGTAGCTGCCCTGTTATAATAAATACTGTTTGGGTATTCCTTTGTGTTTCTAGGGTCTGCCAATCGAGATTCGATAAGATTTTTATCAAACACAACGTCGTTGGTTTTACCAAACGCGTCGTTCATAAACCTCTCAAAAGCACCCGGCTTATAGGGAACTCCCAGAGCAGACTCAATAGCGTAGTACAACCGCTGAAGGTTTTTGAATACGTCACGAGCAAACTTCTGCATGAAGGTCTCAGGGACGCGGCCCATAAACTCTTGAGCCATCCAACGAGCACCGGTTTCCGCAACCCATTCTTGGAAGTCACGTTGATAGGTTAGGTTTTTGACAAGACCCAGCTCGTTTTTTGTAGAGTCTTTAATAAAATCAGAAAATTCTTTTTCAGTTGCTCCATAGTTTTTGGCAGCTGAAGTCTTCAATCCGTCCATCAAAGCCTTATCACGGATATCACTTGGGTCAAGTTCCCAAACCTGTTTTCCAATAGCCTGAAGTTTTTTTTCAAAAACTGATTGCATCGCAAATCTACGGGCTACTACCGAGTTTCTCGTGTCATAATACTGCTGCATGACTTCTTCAAACTGAACGTCAGTCAAATTGGTCAGCATTAGGTCGGTGACAGGGTGACTCATCTCGTGGAAAAGCGTGTGCACCATTTTCATTTTGCGAAATTCAGGTGCTGTAGAATAGTCCTTTAGCTTCCCTGCAAGCTTCTCAAGGTTTAAACCAATTGCAACATCCCCAGAGCGAGTGGGAAGACCCGCCTCTGATCGGGCTGTCTTATAGTAACGGGTTGAGCCCGCGCTACCCATAATATTTTCACCAACGGGTGTTTTAAAGTTGTAGATATGAAAATCCCGACCGGGGATCAGCCGTTGAAAAATCCCAGATATTACCCCAGTAATTCCGGGAGCCATGGCTTCCAGCTTTGCCTGAAATTTTTTATCCGGCTTGTTTGGGGGGGCAGACTCCCACTGACCGCGCAGTTCCTTACCGTAGAAATAGACGTTGGTTTCCTTTTGAATGTCCAAGGGCACAGGACCCATAACAGAGTTTTTATGCGCCGCCTCACCGGACATCTCTTCGTTGATTTGGGTCGGTGTGAAGCCCTGCGTCTTTAGGTCCCCCCACGTTTTCGCAATCATCGGAAGATTGTTATAAACATCGGACGCTTCGGTGCGAGAAAAGTCAACGGACAAAGGATTTTGCTCAAAGGACTGAGGTCCTTCGGGAGCATTCAACACTTTGTCTTGGATGTGCTGCTCCAACTTGCCATGCAAGTCGTCAACCTGATCGTCGGTCAAACCCTGATAGGTTAGGAAGTCACGGTACTCTTGACGAGTTGTTGGATCCACGTCCGTTGATCCTGCAAAATGCAGGGCACGGTCGAAGTCGTTTTGGAACTCAATGTTTGCCGACACGTTCTCGGTTGGGAAAAACACGCTGACTACCTGACGCCCTGTAACAGGGTCCGTTGCTTGTCTGGCAGGAGTAGTAAGGTCCTCTGACCCAAAGCTTTTAGGTGCAAGCTCCACAACTGGTACGGGTGAAGGACCCGGAACAGGAATAGGCGACGGGGCCGGAGCCGGAGCCGGAGCCGGAGTTGCCCCGGTTGGCGGAGGGGTTGCTTTTGCTGGAGCGGAAGAAAACTTTGCTTGAATAGCACCAGACGCACCACCCATAGCCCCACCAAGAAGCGCACCAGCAACGGCGGCTTCCTTCAGTTCCTTCTGAACCTCGGGGCTGAAGTCAAACAGCTTCTGTGGGTTGGCCTGTGCAATCTCCAATGCTTGCTGGGCGGTTTCGGTCAGGGCTTCCGTTGCCCCAGACTCCACACCACGGATGACAGCTTGCGTAAAAATGTTTGTTTTGCCCGCAAGGGAGGGCGCAGGAATTGCTTTGAAAACGGTTGCTAGGGACAATGCATCAAGAGCTGACTGCGCGGCAGCAGCTCCCCCCGCACGAGCAAGGCTTACGTCCTTGAACTCAGTGCCCTCTTCCATCTGACGTTGCAAGTTAGATCTGGTATACGCAGGAAGACCCGCCGCAGTCGATCCAGCAATTGCCGCGCCTTCGGTTCCGAG